TGGCATATTTGTAAATATGACCCTTACTACCAATTGGTAGCTGCTCTAAAACTCATATGAATTGGTAGTAATGGTAGCTCTTATATAGTAGAAGTTCCTTTAAGGAGATTGCTACACGTGGCCGGCCATCCGTTATAATATTACCGGATGGCCGCCCGATTTTTCTTATCTGCTACGTGGCGAAATCGTGTACGTTGCCTCGCGCTTTCCATTTTAATTGAGCGCTTTTTTGAAGTCCGCGAAATGAGTTAATTGTCTTTTTGAAATCCGCTGTTTATGAATCACCTTTAATTTGAATTAAAGGTTGGATAGTTCGTATTGATCAATCATTTCGCTGGTTTATTTCCTGTCGTGGTGTAATTACAACCGTTCGTTAAAAATATAAGAAATTTACGACGTGGACTGTCTAAATTTCATCTACATAGTTAATTTGACAAATGAATGCATATTTAAACTCTGCTTTCGTGTGGGTTTACACCACGTCTATACATATTGTCCAGGTTATTTTGTCTAAGTATAATTTATATTTTGTCTTATCTTATTATCTGAACATGTATCCCATTAAGTATAGACGTGGAATGTTGTTTAATCATCGACGAGGTTACTCATCTAATCCCGTGTTTAAGCGTTTACACGGAGCGAAACGAAGTGATTTCAAGCGTCGTTCGAGTAATCAGATTAAGAGCATGGATGAGACTAAAATGTCTGTTCAGCGGATTCATGAGAACCAGTTTGGCCCTGAATTTGTAATTGGCCACAATTCTGCCATATCCACATTCATTACATTCCCTACTCTTTGTAAGACTGTCCCGAACCGTTGTAGGTCATACATAAAGTTAAGACGACTACGTTTTAAAGGAACAATCAAGATTGACCGTGTTCATGCTGAGGTGAATATGGACGGTACAAGTCCAATGATTGAAGGAGTCTTCTCTCTGGTTGTAGTCGTTGATCGCAAACCTCATTTGGGCTCATCTGGAACTCTGCATTCTTTTGATGAGATATTTGGTGCAAGGATTCATAGCCATGGTAACCTGGCAATAGTATCATCTCTGAAAGAGCGTTTTTACATACGTCACGTTTGGAAGAAAGTAATATCTGTTGAGAAGGATACAACCATGGTTGATGTTGAAGGAAGTACTATTTTATCTAACAGGCGTTTTAATTGTGGTCATCCCTTTAAGGATATTGACCGTGAATCATGTAATGGTGTTTATGCAAACATAAGCAAGAACGCCCTGTTAGTTTATTACTGTTGGATGTCTGATAATGTGTCTAAGGCATCGACATTTGTATCATTTGATCTTGATTATGTTGGTTAAATAGTAAGTGTAATACGTGATTAGTAATAATGTTTAACTCGCTTTAATAATAAATACAAGTACTTGTTCAGTAATAATGTTCAACTCGCATTAATAACAAAAAAAATGTGTATAATAATATAGAATTTATTTTAAAGATTTTGGCTGTGAAGGAGTACAGTTGCTGTTTATACATTCATGGGCCGCTGCTTTAACAAGTTCGTTTAATTGGGCCATTGACAGTGTTATGTTCGATTGGGCCCTTTGAGCACCAATTACGGACGCAGAATCACCTGGGTCTAATGTGCCTGTACCCAGTCTATGTAATTGTCTGTATGGATGCATCGCGTTCTCTATATCTGAGCCCGCCTCTGATGGGCTTAAGCCTACAGTACTTCTAACAGCCCATGACTCTCCGGGCATTATTTCAAGTGGGTTGTGAAGGCCCAATCTTGATATTGAGGCGGATCTGATCATCTTCCTTTCCCATTTGCCATAGCCTACGTGACTGAAATCAATGTCCTTATCTGTAAATTGTTTTGAAAGGATCTTCACCGTTGGGGCACGGAAAGGTATATCAACCGAATGTTTAGCCGTCGAGAGTTTCAGTCTCCCTTTGAATTTAGCGAAGTGGGTACTCTGGTGAACGTTCGTGTCACATACTCTGTAGTACAATTTCCATGGAATTGGGTCCTTAAGGGAGAAGAACGACGACGAAAAGTAGTGAAGATCTATGTTACATCTGATAGGAAAGGTCCACGACGCCTGTAGTGATTCATTTTCCGTCATTCTTCTGTCATGAATCTCCACTATAACTGAACCTACGGCGTTAATTGGTACCTGTTGTCTGTATTCTATTACGCAATGGTCGATTTTCATACAGCTACGACTAAGCCTTGCGCTTAATTGAGACGCCGTTGAAGGGAATTGAAGCATAATCTCGGTTAGATCATGGGAAAGCTGATATTCATCACGCTTAGATTCTATATAATTAAATGCGTTGGGAGGATTTACAAGCTGAGATTCCATTATTGAAAATAGGGAGCGCAGCGACAATGTTTGAGGAAAGTTAATAAGGGAAGATGATAATATTTTCGTCAACTGAATATATGACAAGAAAATTGTCTGTTGATCCAATTGGTAAATTGGAGATGATAATAACTAAAAAACGAGGAATCAGGAGAAGACGAATTGAGAGGAGATATTGTCTATTTTAGGTGTAATTGATAAATACCCCTCTATTTGCTCTTTAAATAGAATTTTTAAGGCAA